GCAGTCATAGCAGTCGCTACTGCGTAATCGTTGAGTTCTCCGGCTAGACTATCATTACTCTGAGCTTTTTCATTAGCAATTTTCTTGGCATTATCCAATTGGCGTTCTCTCTCGGCGGTTTCGGCGGCGGCAAAAAGAAATTCCTCCCAATCCGTCCGTATCGGTGCTGAAGCGGCGAATGGATTACTGAAGGTTACCAGGCCCATCGTCTTAGGAAGGCTGCATCTGCTGCTGTTGCATCTGCTGCTGCTGTTGTTGTTGTTGTTGCTGCATCTGCTGGAATCCCGCGATTTGCTCGTGGGCGTTCTCTAGCCTTTTTGCTATCAAGCTCATCGGGACTCCATATTTTTTTGCTAGCCCCTCAAGGTGTAGGAGTTCTTTTGCCACCTTCTCCGACTCCTCTTGGAAATCAAGACCCATCTCTCCATAAACGGTCTCATAGGTCTTTAGTCCCGCGTCCATCATCGTGATGTTCGCTTGTACCTCATGCCCGAGATCAGCGGTGATTTGTGAATTAAACTGCCACTTGCCCTTTTTATAGTTGGGAGAGGGGGGGAGGTCTCGAAAGGCTATTGCTCTACCTATTACAATGTTCTTTATAGGATTAAGCACCTGCTCCATGAGCAAGTCTTGATGTCTCTTGAATGCACGCTGGGCTTGCTGTACCTCAAGGCGAGCCGTGGCCCCACCAAATGCACTCATGTCCCAAACGAAAGCAAAGGGGAGGTTAAGCCCATTCGCCATTTCCCGAACCAGGGTAGTGACAAATCCGTTAAAAGTGGGACTAGGTCGTGACCCCGTTGGGAACATTGTAATCCCCTCGCCTTGCTGGAGCTTAACGATTTTTCCCGGCTCCATCTTTTCCAGCTTTTTTTCCTTTGAGTTAGCGGCGGGTACTTTGGTCGTCCACTTATCGGGTCCTTGATCGTTCTTCGTCACAACCCCGGCATGGGAAGCTCCCCATTTTACCGCCAGCTTCTCCATCTTATAGAGCTCATATAAATCCTTAGCGTGTGGTATTGCGGTTTCAAATGCCGTTATGCCTCGATACTGGTCAACGCGAAGAGGGTCTATGTAGTGAACAAAGTTAGGGGCGGGAATCTCGCGCGGGTCTTTATATTGCCCATGAAGGGTTCTGCGATATATTTTATACGTAAGCGGTTGCCCGTAATCGTTTATGGTTACCCCCCCTATGTAGTTTTCCTTCTTACCGGCTTTTCCATGATCCGAAGGGTTTCCGATGCGATCAGCCTCTATTGACTGAAGTCTAATATCCTTCCCCTGGGTAACCAATGCGAAAGCCGCGTCTCCGTCCCTTCTCATCCCAATATGGAGAAGCTGGACTAAGTGCCTAAAGGGATACCTCTGGGTAATATCGCATCGCGAACTCCACTCCTTGAAGTATTCTTCGTAGGCTTGATCCGTGGCGGGATCTCCAGTTTGAGCCTGGTATCTCAGTGATCCGCATACATACATCGCCTCCTTTATGAGGATGCTCTTGAAGAAGGAATAGTTTTGAACCAAGTTCCTTGATTCCCACATCATCTTCACCCGATCTCTTTGGTTCTGCATCGACTCTGACGAGGCAGTGGAAAAAGCCGTAGCCATCGTGCTGTGGGCGGTGGTATGCTGAGCCGCATCATACGCGAACTCCAAGCGATCAGTGTGATACTTTCGTTGAAGCGCCCAAGAGGGGCTAAATAGTCCGATTGTTTTTTCTATTAATTTCATGGGATACGATTACGATTTAGGTTCGCTGCAGTATCGTCGCCGACCCCACTAAAGTCAACGAAAGTCGGCTCAAGGTAATCCGCCCCACTATTCTCTCGTTTTATCTCCGCAAGCGCACGCAGGCGTTCCTCGACGCTAGTAATGCTGCGTTGATAGCTCTTGCCCCCGACCGATTGCGCTAAATATAAATTCTTAGACTCTTTTAATAAAGAAATCCTTTCGTCGGTAAGTTCTTGACTAGAGAAGTCCCTATAAATAACTTTCCAATTTGCTACACTCATACCATTCCTATACATGTCAACATTACTAGAAGGCTCTGTAGACTTTGACTATGACTCAATTGATTTCGACTATGATCGCATAGACGGCGAAGAAGTGATCGAGCATATGCCCCCGGTTTTGCGGGAATATGTAAAAGAGAAGATAAGAAGAGAGGTGCAGGATGCTCTAACTAGGGTCATTGCCCTTATATACGACTCAAATAACTATAGGCTTAAACTGGCAACTATTGTTTGTTCTTTTGGGTTGCCTTTGTTTTTGGGAAAGTCCATGAAGGAGATTGCTCTTATGCACGGAGTAACCCGCCAGGCTTTATCGAAATCAGTTAAGCTCTTTCAGGGAGACTTCGGACTTCCACCTGTCCGCGGACAGAAATCATTAGCTGCCTGCGAAACATATAGAACCATCCAACTAGAGAGACATAAAAATGCTAGAAGCCCAAATAACACTACAGCCTGATGAAACACTGGTTAAGATTAAAGAAAGCCATCGAGCCGGGGTTGATGCCCTAGTTGGTTCCTTGCGCCACTTCGCGCAGGCGGGATATCATCTAAGGGAGATAAGTAACTCAGTAAACAATTTCGAGGAGTGGGTGTCCAAGAACCTTAGCTTCTCCAAGAAAACGGCATATCAGTACATTAAGCTACAAAAGCAAGTAGAGAGTGGATTGGACTTGGAATCGGTAAATGAAGACGGCACTCCAAAGTTTACATCTCTACGGCAGTGTCTCGGGATAGATCATGATGGAGAAAAATCAACATACTCACGAGGGGATGTCCGATTTGAAAGCATTCCCGGAATGTGCACAAAGATTGAGCAAACGTGGAGAGGTGTCGTGAGGGCAAGACCCTTAAGTGATTGGTCTGAGGATGAGAGGCGGGTCTTGGCTAGTAGTCTGCAGCCCATCCTTGATATCTATGAATCGCTAAAGGAATAAGGTAGTGTGGGCTTTAGCCCACTACCTATATAAGGGTTTTGGGTCAGGTTACTCCTATTGCCCCCGTAATAAGAGCGGCGACTAGCGTCATGCACTCACAGTCCCAATAGTGATTGTCTTTCCTCGGTCGGTTAACCCACTTATAACTAAGCTTTCCATAGGCGTCCTCAAGTTCCTCGCGGTGCTCCGCGGACATTTGCCTAACGTAATCCATCGTGACGTTTTCGGGAATCTGCCAAGATGGCCCGATGCCCCGCTTGTATTCGGCGAGCAAGTCCTTTATCGATGGGTTCGAGAAAACGAATAGTCTTACCGGCCTAACTTGACCTTGTAGTGCCGTCCCCATTGCGGGATCGACTAGCGTATCCTTATAAGGCTGGCGAACGCCATCCACTACAAAGTGCTGGAAATCATCTCCCTTCATTGGCTTCCACGCATATCCTGACTTGGTTACCTCGTTATAGACGGAAGTAGCCTTATAACCAGAATCAATCACGACGTCATCGTCATCCACCTCCAGTTCGGTTATCTTTTCGCGAAGAGAGGAGAAGTCTGGGATTTTTCCATAGTCCAAAAGGCGAGAAGTCCCCCCTTTTCCGAATGCCCTGCAGGTGTAATACAGGCAGTCCTTTTGGACGTCGACTGAAAGAAAGCGTCTTTCCTCGTCAGGCCATTTGTCAAGAAGCCTATAGCTCCCTTTTCTGTCTTCCGACCAGTTCGATTGATCCCCGAACCGTAGCCGGTCTTCCCATGGTTGCCCCAGGCTTTCACAAATAAACGCCTTTAATGGAGCGGGATCTCCCCATGAGAGTGCCTTCTTGGCAGATAAAAACTCCTCCACGAGCTCACGCCACTTCACCCATGTCGGGAGGAGGGCATTCCATGTGAAGCTCTTCCGCGAGCTGGGAGCGTCTGGATTGAGCTCCACCCAATCACCATCGATAATTAGCCGTCTTCTTTCCGCGGGGGTATCCCAAGTTTCGTAACTACACGCAGGGCAGGACATTCTAATCGTATTTGCGAGCGCATCAAAATTGTATTTTCCACCGGGCTTCGTTCTCTCATCCGAGTCCCATTTCATAAACTCCCATGAAAGCTCATGCTCCCCTGAGCACTTAGGGCACTTAACCTTCCATACCTGCTGGTTTCCTCGAAGATACTCCTGATGAACCGTATCGTGCTCATTATCAGGCGTTGAAATTATTACTTGCCGCGCATTCCAGAAAGTTCGCGTTCTTTTCAATACCATGGGAAGGGCACCCGATGGCCAATTTCTAACCTCATCCAGTAAAAGCCACCGTCTAGGCTTCGATTGAAGCTTCGAGGGCGCATTACTTCCCACTATTTCAAGTGTCATATGAGGGAAGTATATCTCCTTTGTCTTCGCTAGATTTCTGTCTTTGGGAATCAAGTGAGAAACCAAAGGACAAGCTCTTAAGCTGGGCATCAACCTCTCCTTCGCAAACTTCAGGGCTTCATCCTCGTTTGAGGTAACCCACATAGTCGGCCCCGGGTCTTCCGCGATAAGCCAACACAAGCAAGCGATCATGGTTTCGGTCTTCGCGCTTTGGGCTGAGCACATTATAGATAGAGTCCTAACCCTATTATCGGCAAAGGTTTCCATGAACTTCCGAACCCAAGGAGAGTTGTCGGAGCGCCACTTTCCAGGGAAGGGGGATACGGCGACTATGAAGTTGTCTTCAGCCCACTGCCAGGGTGGGCGTCTGTCCGCGGGCCTCCATGCGGCCGCCGCGGTTTCTTGTACTAGGTTCAATTGGTAATAACGCGAACGGTTCCCGCTCCGCTAGCCAAGCTTTCCAAAGACCAACCAATTGCCTTATCATTCGCACCCGTCAGAACATGATTTTTTAGATCACTCACACCCACGATATCACCGGAAGCGATTGGCCCCGTTGCTTCCGCGAGAAGTATTCCATGATTGAAAAGCTGGATAGCCGCAGGATTGCCGGATTCTTCATCATTCACATCATGGATCAATACCCCAATTGCCTTATCCGCTAAGCCCTGGTGCTCAAGATATTGCGTCACCGTGCCCACCCCCGTTAAGGCAATAGCCTTGGAGGCTTTACCCTGTTCACTTGGCAAGGCTGCAACATATGTTAAATTTGCACCCCCGGCGGAATTATCTACAGGGATTGTGAAAGTATCAGCGCCAGTTGAGGTAGCAGTAAAAGTGCCATTCGCATTCGTAGTGCCTTTGACGCCACTTATGTGCACTTGGGACCCATTTGCAAAACCGTGCCCCGCACAGGTAATTGCCATAGGACTGGCGATACTTGCACCCGTGATCGCTTTTGACACGGCGGCGGAAAGATAAAACTCTTGAAGCGTCTTGGGCACGACATAGTAGGCGGTATCATTCGCCAGACCCGCAATGGCTGCGCCACCGCCGTGGAAATACTTAAGTTTCAAGTCCCTCTCAAGACCATTATCCGCTACCGTTATGGTGTTGTTCGCGATGGATACGCTGGCTGTCGGTATGAGTTGCTTCCCCGCCATGGAGGAGCAATAACCATTAGGTCTAAGGTACATCACCGACCCTGCCGAGGCAGGCTGGGAAACCCTTAAGGAAATTACATTACTTTGGTTCATTAGTCAGACTTTCTGCCCATCCTGCCCAAACCATATCCGAGTGCGGCGACTCCGCCAACAGCCCCGGCGCGCTTTCCATATTTCTTCGCGAGGTTCTTGTAACGACCCCGCTTGACAGCCTTATGCATTCCGCCTCGCCTGCCTTGCCTGCGAGATTCTTCACCCCATGCTTTTCCTGAGCCATCATACATGAACTCGATAGTTTCCTGCTCATCTTCAAATTTTAGCTTTCCGCGAAGAGCTCCTAAGCCCTTCTTTAGCTTTTTACCATATCCAGCGAGCTGGGCGCCTTTGCCCGGCGATATGGCATTGCCCGCGGCACGTATGCGTCCACCACCCATATTTCTGGTCATTTTAAAACGGCCCTTAGCTTTTTTCGCATTGGCAGCTACGCCCTGCCGAAAGCCACTCCCCGCGTCACGGGCGGTGTTAAAGTCTCCCCGGGCAACACCCTTTATGCTTGAATCGCCAAAAGCTGCGTTACGCTTGTTGCGATAGGCGAGTGATCCGCCATAAGCTGCCGCGCCTAGTGCCGCGGTACCTCCAAGTGCGCCGCCGACGCCAATTCCGCGTCTTTCGTCTTCCGGATTTGCTCTAAATTCCATTTCATCATCATAGACACGCTGGGCGCGACTAAAAATAATTTCGTCTAGGGCTTCGTCGAGTGCGATTATTCTTTCTACTGGATTCATACCTTTATGTAATTTGTCAACTTTACCTTAATTTACTGCCTGCTAAGAAGATTCTGCGCAAAAACGCTCTGGCTCCCCTGCGATTAACATTTTTAGCCTTCATGGTTTTTTCTACAATCTCATCGCTTGGGTTAAATCTTCCGGAAATGGGATCATTCCCCGACGTATGGGAGGTGAGTTGTTTTCTTCGCTTCTCCGCCGTTTGGCGAGTCTTGTTATCTTTGCTTTCGCGACGCTTGCTCTCCCTTGTTCTATCCGGGTCTCCTCTTTCAGTCGGATGCTCTATTTTTACCGGCTTCCCGGCTTCATCGTGCCCCTGCCCGACCACAACCGCTTCTTTTTCACGAATCTTTACGGTCGCGCCTTTTTTGAGGTTCTTTCCCGAAGCTTTTGCTGAATGTACGGAGCCTTTTGTTTTATGGACAATCTTTCCTTTCTCTTCTTTTATCTTTCGTTGAACCTTGCTTTCCGCCTTTTGCAACCTATCAACGAGCTCATCCGGCAACGCCTTGTGGCGCTCGAGAGCCGGTCTCCCCCCGACCTTAATAACATCCCCTTTCCTGTGGACTACAATTCGTCGACCTGGTACCTGCTCAAGCCTCCCCGTGTTGGGGTTCTTCTTAATCTTAACGTCTCCGGATGCGTAAACCGTGGTTTTGCGACGCTTTGCCCTTACGATATGGGGCTTAACCTTCCCGATCTTGGTAGGCGCGAGCTTTGCGTTACCCGCGGGTGACTTGGTTAAGTTCTCGGGCAAAAGGTTCGCCTTCCTGCGCTTATCATGCCGAGAGCGCGTCCCTTGTTGTCCCCTACTTATATTAACGGGAGGTGGCTTTTCCCCAAAAAGGAGAAGAAGGTCGCCATAGTCGTGGGCAAATTGCTTGCTAGCCTTCAAAAGGCATTTCCCCTTGCTTCCGCAAATGGATTCGCTTTTGCAAAGCGCACACTTTTTAAACGTGGGATTATTACCGAATGGTGGATGGTCGAACACGGTAAGGGGATGACTGTCAACCACCGGACAAATGAACTAGGGCTTCGTCAATCGCCTCCCGAACTCTTATCTCGCAATCCGCGGGCTCAAGTCCTGCTACTATTGGAGCAATCTTGGCCGGGATAGATAGGAGCACGGTCTTTGATTCGTGAACCATCGCGGATACCTGTCTTTTGACTTCCGAATTTAGCGTGTAGTCTCCTCTTTTCACCTGAAGCTCATGTTCGAGCTTTTCGCATATGAGCTTGAGTTGACGAATCTTTAGGTCGTGCAGATCCTCCTCCTCCTCTGGGTCGCTCCGCTGGTTTGCCTTGATCCAAACCCGAGTTGCGTGGACATCCCATTTTCCATTCGAGATGGGCTTTGGAAACCCCGGCTCTTTTCTCCATCGCTGTACCGTTTTGCGATCGACCTTGAAAACGGAAGCGAGCTCAGTTTGATTTTTTACATACCTCGGCAGGGTTTCCTTCTCCACCTCCTTTAGTAGTATCTCAGTTGCGAGGATCAGGTCTTCCTCGCCTACCTTTTTGTTTTCATCAATCTTTTCCAAAACTTTTTTCGCCCAATCTAGGTTTTTCATTTTTGAAATATGTTTATTTTCTGGAATCAAATCAATTACAATTTCCGCGAGGAGCGGATATGTATATTAAGCTTACCTATGCCTAGTATGCCAACCATAGCCTCTGTAACTCGTTTTCCTTCAATGACTTACGGAATATTTGACTGCCATGAGATAATAGAGACATGCTGAAATATGCATCACGTCTCATGCCTGCGTAAGCAGGAGCGCACACACAGGGGAAGCCACCATCCTATGTGATGCGGAGAATGCACGCAATGCGTACGTGCACACACCCGATGGCATTGTCAATCACCCATGCGCGCCACGACCCCCCCTCGTGCGGAGGAGGAAGAGTCTACCTTCCCGCTTGAGGATCGGGCGAGCGCCCGTGGGTGATCCCTTTTTTCTAAATGCATGGATGCGTCCGCGTGTACGCAAACGTGCTTACCTAAACCCACACGTATGGAGGAACTCAAGCAAATGAGTATCAAAAACAAAACATGGTCAGGATTCACATCAGCGGCAGATCTCAGGATCGCACTCACCCGGGCGCTTAGGACGCAAGCCAAGCTCCCGAAAGGGAAGGGCAAGCCGACTACCGCCTCACGCAACCGGCTCGAGAACTTCGTCCACGCGGACGGGGAACTCGTGCTCGAAGGCATGACGAATACCTACGAGGCATTCGTTGGCGCTTACCGCTTGCTCAACGGCTTGCGCCCGCTCACAGCGGCGCAAGCGGTGCAAGCTACCGCGATGGGCAAGGCGTCCAACCGCCGGAAGAAGGTCGCAAAAGGCGATACCTACCGAGCACGGGATGGCGCGAATAACCCATCGGGCGACCACGCCCCCTTCCGCCAGTCCGTGAAGGAAACGGCTAAGAAGGCTAAGGCTAAGGCATCCAAGCCCGCTAAGGCATCCAAGCCCGCCAAGGCATCCAAGCCCGCCAAGGGGGCGACGTTCGTCTACACGATCGAGATGCCCAAGGGGCATAGCCCGAAGGTTGTGAAGTTCCGGTCGGCGCTTCCGCAGGATAGCGTCGAAATTCAGGCTCTCGTGCAAGTACGAGATGCGTGGAGGGACTTCGCGGTTGCTAAGCCGGGGAAGGGGCTGACGATCACCGCCACCCTATAACCTGACCACCTCCGCCCCCCCACGCACAGACACGCGTGGGGGGTTATCACTTTCTTCCCTTTCTTCTAACCGGTGCATCACGTTTGACGCGTACGTGAAGCGCCACACTAAACAACACGCGTCCCGCTCGCAAGCGGTAGGTATACAGATAACATGACAAATATACTCAAAAGCACAATCCTAGCCCGCATAATGTTCGGGCAAGAAAGCCCAGCATACCAGCGCCTCGCAGGGCGGCTGGAGAACCCGGCGGAATTGTCAATGGCGCTTGACGCCATGGCGTCACGACGGGAGTTCGTCTCGACGATCGACACCCTGCAAGTGGGTGCGGTTCTCCGACGGACGTTCACCCAAAAGGATGCGTCCCAAATCGGCCTTGAGCCGAAGGGGGCGTTGAAGGCCGGGCTAGCCATCGGGCAACCGACATTGGCTGACCAAGAGCTTTTCTGGCTAGCCGCCGGTGAAGCACTGGTGCAGGGAGCGCACAAGGCTCTCGACGCCGAAAAGGAGGAAGCCCAAAAGGCAACCGCCGAAAAAGCGGCGGCTCTTTCCGCCTGGGAGCAATCCAAGGTGGAGAAAAAGGAACGGGCGGCACTGCGCGCCGACAGGCTCACCAGGGCCCGTCGAGCGAAGACGACCCTAAAGCGCATCGCAAGAGCGTTGAAGCGTCTTGACCCCCTTAACCGGGCGGTCAGCTGGGCGAAAGCCGAGCTTCTCAAAGCGGAGTTTCGCAACTTCGCCGAGGTAGCGCTAACCAAGGCGGTGAACGTGAAGTTCGCCACCCCGCAAGGGTGGTTCTCCACTTCTCCGTGGAAGCTCTTGGGCGGTGACGTCCTCGAACTGTCCATGTTGGACGCACGGGCAGACCACATGACGCCTCACTCAGCGGTTGATGACGGCTTCCCCATCGGGGAAGCTTGCCTCGTGGTCGTAACGATGCAAGGAGGCGAGGAGAAGCGGCTAAACGAACTCCTCTGGGAACAGTGGAACGAACTCCTCCCGAAGCTGGTCGAGGAGACAAATGCGTCGATCAGCTCCATGCGGAAACGCAAGGGGTTCACGACCAAAGGGCGAGACTGGGCTGAATTGCTCCGTGACTTCGGTTGCAAGCAAACCCATTCCCAGAATGGTATGTTGGCACGGGCACGGTACATCGCTCCCGAGATAGCCGTCCTAATCGAGACCACGACGAAGGCCGAGGTCGCCGCGTTTAATCGGCGCTAGGATTGTATGGCGAAACCCCCCCACTTAGAGGGGGTCGTACGTAGGGTGGTTCCCGCGTACCTGAAGAGTTCCAAACCAAGGGAAAAGCGTAAACGTTCGCGCTATCCCGCCCGTATGGAGGCATTCCGTCTTCACGGGTTTAACACTGACAAGAAAAGGAGGTGCCTATGAACGACTCAATCCAAAACCAAACAACCATAAACCAACCCGCATGAGGCGGATTCTCGGAAACACCATGGTCCGGCTCGCGGACTTCATGGGAAAACCCACAGTGTGGGGAAATCTACCCGAAGATAGTCGGAGGTTCAAGCTGCTCTACGTTACTTATAGCGTCGGGTGCGATCTCTGCGCTCCGGATGATGGAGATCCAAGACCATCCCTCGTGGATATCGTGAAGGATGCCTTCGTTGGCATGAATCATGGAGCGGAGGAAATGATATGCCGACGCGCTATTCGCGAAAAGGATGGCCCGACGATCGACCTACGGTTCGCCCCAGTCTCACCGATGTGTGACTTCGAGCAACCCGACGGATGGTGCGGAGGTCCTGACGGATGTACCGACTATCACGAGTGGCTCAAGGATCAAGGCGAAGACCCTCGCATTGAGTCTTGGTGGCGCAACCGATGACTAGCGAACAGAGCAAGTCGATGGGGACAGATCGCTTCCAGGGAGCGCGAATGCTAGACGCAATTGCCTCGATAGCTTCCCGAATGAAAGAGCGGGAAGGGCAAGCGTTCATCAATACGATGGGCATATTGGACCAAGTGGAAAAGGAGGGTATGCTCATACATGACTCGCCTCGCTGCGAAGGTTTGCCCATTGACGCCGGAACGCATCAGGGCATAACACCTGAAGAGTTGGATCTCCCACCCGAGGTTGCGGAGGAAGCCCGGCAGAGCCAACAATATTGGGAGGAGTTAATGGAGGACATCCATACCCCAACCGATGAAGAAGAAGAAAAGCTGTCCCGAATGGTTCGAGATGGCGCTTAACACGAACAAAGGAGGATAATATGCCAAAAACGTTAACAATAGAAACCGATCCGGTTGAACTCGCCGCCCTGATAGGCAGCGATAAGGGAATCAAGGATGCCATAGGCAAGCTTCTCGCCGGTGCATCAATCACGATTCCACCCCACGAGATTGAATCGCTAGAAAAGCGGATCATAGCCGCGGTCGGAGGAAAAAGTAAGGGAGGTCCCACATCTGAGGACATCGCCACTAAGTTGCTTGAAAAGATGGAGGACCGCGCCACTAAGGCAACCACCCCATCGGCTAAAGCTAAAGCCACCACGACGAAGGCGATATGCGCGTCCCGAGCGGCGGCATTGGTACAGTCGGGCAAGTGTTCCGATGAGGTGATGGCGTTCCTATGGGAAAACTGCGCTCCCGGGCTACCGCTTAGGAGTGGCAAGCAAAACACTCGCTTGTGTGGACCCGCGGGTGCGTCGAAAACGTGGAGGGCGAGACAGTTCGCTCATTCCACGGGCTTCGATCACGTCGTCGAGGTGCAATGCTTGAGCGATATGGAGCCAAGAGACTTCATCGCGGGACCAATCCCGGGTGAACAGCACGCTGGCTTCAGAGCGCCATTCGTTGATGGTCCCCTAGCGAAAGCTTGGAGATTAGCGGCGAAAGGTGAGACGGTCTGCATTATTCTCGATGAAGTCGGGAATGTCCCAAGGAGCGCGAAGCAAGCGTTCCAAACCTGCCTGTCTCCATTCGGGGAATACGGCGATGAGAAGTCCATCCTAAATACGGGTCGAGCCATTGAGGCGCTTGATTCCAAGGGTGACTTGCTTAAGAAAACGGATACGGGATATCACGAGCCATACGTAGAGGAAATCGTGGCTCCCTTCAAAAACATCACCATAATTGGCACCCAAAACGTGGGAGCGGAGTATGGCTGTGCTGAAGACACCCCTGCGATTAAGGCGAGACTGATGGCTAAGTACGTAGCAACCGACGCCAAATTGATAAAGGCGGCGGGAACGAACCATATGAAGGCGATTGGATGGACGAAGGCAACCATTCCTCATGTGGTTAGTTGCTTCACTATGCTATGGAAGGAATCGCTCAAGGCAAAGGAAAAGAGCCTGCTAGAACGAGAGGTATCCTTGCGAGAAATCGTAGTTTGCTTGGATAAGTGCTCACATATAGGAGATGATATAACAAAAATAATCCCGACCATAAAGCGTACGCTTTTAGGCGCGGGTTTTAATGAATGGTTCGTAGGCAACGGACACGATGGACGCCCGATGAAGGAGCAAATGGACTCTTGGGCGGATCTCGTTAATCAACACATAATATAGGAGGAAAAATATGACAACACCCACAATATACACGCTCAGAAGTCGCCACAAACTAAATGTGGCGGAGAATCACCGGAAGCGCGTCCTGCACGACCTTGATGCCTCGTCCTCGCTCTCGTGGACTGCTCAAGGGGTAGATGCTACCGCCCACTGGAGATGGGATGGAACGGCTCACCATATCGTAATCAATCAGGAAATCGTTTCCTTGATTCAGAACAAGAAGATGCTCGCCAAGCCGATGCACCGGAGATCGGAAGGCAAATACGTCACAGCCGTACATAACCACGAGGCCGCGCACGCATTATATACGAGTCGTGATTTCGAGGGGATAAACGCTAGTTGTAAGCACCACGAAATTCCGTTTAGGGACATCAACCTATTCGAGGACGCCCGCATTGAGGGACTGTTTAGGCAAAAGCGCCCAACCTCAATAAGCAAAACCAACGACATGGATCACGAAGGGAAACCGACCGTGGTCTCCCAAACGTATGGAGTGCGGAAGTTTGAATGGCTAAAGTGGGATACCTTCAACACGGTAAACCCTAGAAACGCTTTTCTAAGCGTCCTAAAGTGCGAAGGAACGAAAAAGAACCTCGAAGATTTGCGGATTCTTTGGAATGCGCTGTACCCCGTCTCTGAGCCATTCGTAAGCGCCAAAACGGGAAACGAATGGAGTTTGGACTCGTTTATCACGCTTTGGAGGAAGCTTGCGGGAAGAGGGGCGCAGCACAGGTTCCCGACCACCGAATGCATTATCCCACTCGTAGTTGAGTTCAATAAGCACTTCCCGTGTCCCCCAGGCGAAAAACAGCCGGAGGGTCTTGGAGGCTCCGACTTCTCGGATGCACTCAAAGCCGCTGGAATCGAGCCTCATGGCGCAGCAGCAGGGAAACGCGCCGCTCCGGAGATACCAAAGCTCGTAGACAAGCGGACAACGGTCGAGGGGCTTCACGATGAGAGAAAGGCCGGGATGGACGAGTCCGATCAAGCGTTCGAGGATCAAAAGCACCAGCTTGACCCCAACTACTTCGACTTCGCATGAGTAGACGACGCGGCGGACGTTACGTTATAGACGAGCAATTCGTTAAGTCCCAGCTATCTCCTTTCGAGGAAGCACTAAAGATGGGAGTGGGTAAACGCCTAACCTTCAACTCTGGAAGGTTTAGCGCGAAAGCCTATTCCCGTATGAGCTCTCAGGGAATCTTCACCCGAAAAGAGGTTGTTCCAGAAGGGAAGCCGAAGATGGCCCTGCTCGTGGATTGCTCGGGAAGCATGAGTGGAGCCCCGATACGGGGGGCTGCGCATATGTGCGACATCCTAAGTAGGCTTCACTCATTCGGACTACTAGAAGCTCGGATATTCTGCTCGGGCTCATCTGGGAATCGCAACGGGTTCGAAGTGCCTATGCCTCAACCCACCTGCGTGTGGGAGAGGCTGATGGCGCCTCACGGATCAGAATATCTGTCTCAAACCTTCAAGAAGTTTAGGGCGCGGATAACTGAGTGCGACTTGGTTGCTTGTTATACGGACGCAGATATCTGCGACCACAAACTAACCCCGAAGCTGTGGAGGCAACACGGCAAAACGTGCGTAGGGTTATATGTGGGGCCAGTTATTCAAGCGGATGTAATGGCAAAATTCTTCGACTACTCGATAGCGAGGGAAACTACCGCCAACCTGTTCCATGAGTACCTGCGACTCGTTAAGAGGTTAACGAATTAGAAGGGGTTTGACTCATACAATGTACAAGGTATATATACGGATTATATTCACGATTAGGAAACTTCCCAATCAACTTTCATTCTTATGGAAGTGTGCGGGGGACTATGCCCAATCACAGTTAAACAAACAAAATAGGAGGTAATATGGATAACGAACACGAATGCAGTAAGACCAAAAGGTCGTTTTTGGAGAAGCTTGAAAGGTCGCTTTTGGAAACGAAGGTATGTTCCAAAATGAACAAGGAGCTGGAGGCAGCCAAGGCCAAGTACGAAAAGGTATGTTCCAAAATGGAACTAACCAAGAAGCTTGATGAACACCACAAGAGGCGCGCCGCCGCAGGGGATAGCGGATATAATGAAATCGTGGGGCAACTTGGACAGACGGCAACCTGCACGTTCGGTAGCCCAGAGGGTATCGAGGATGAATGCACCCGCAGACGCCTGCACGAGCCAGTTGAGCGCGACATGAAAAAGATCGTCAAAAGAGAGCTTATTGATCTCGCGGACGGAATAGACCAAGGCATATCGGATGATTGCGTGCGAGCAAGCCTGCGAGCGCTTCGAAGATGGATGAGGATTACCTCAACCGCGCACTGGGAAGGAATGGATGGTCGCGACAAGAACGGCTACCTGATGTACCGTGAGGAGAACATAGCGCTAGCCAAGGAGGACTCTGCATGACTGACGAAGAAATAATCGCGGAAGTAAAAAGCTGGTGGTGGAACCTTGGCTACTTGGAAATCTACGACCGCTTCAGAGAAGGGTTGGATTACCACTGGCACTTCCCGAACGGGATTACGGTTGAAGACGTAGGCAAGATACTGTCTCACGCCTATAACGAAGAGCCGAATGCCACTACCGCCAGCACCTTCACCGATATGGCAATTCATCTCGATGGGAAATTCCACGGCATCGAGGCGGCGTTTGAAGCCGCACAGGAAGAGGATGCGTTAATCGATGCGGAAAAGCTAGAGAGCGAAATCGCCCAAGCCGAGCGAGAGGTGAAAGCCAAGCAGGACACACTCCTCGCACTCCATGAGGCTGCCATCCGTAATGGCGGGATTATGAACACGGGATGCGCCGCGCTAGGGGGGACGAACTCTTGAGGGTCAAGACCATCGCGGCGAACCACACTACGGTTCAAGTTGGGAACGTCACAGTCTTGGTTTCCTACGAGACCCCAGTCGCCGCATATTGCCCAGACGGCTTCGAGGGAAACGGGGACACCGTAATCGATGAGGCGGGGAATGACACCCCGATACGCTTCCTGCGGGAGGATAAATCATCCTCACGGACTACGGCGAAGCATATCAACCGCTGGTTTGCGAGTTGCGAGGCTTTTCATTCACGATTCGAGGGTGTAGCCCCCCGAGAGTGGATTGCGAAGCTACTGACCGCACCTCCCGAGCCGGGGATAAAGATCAACGTAACCTTGGGACTAAACACACCGGTTACGATAAGCACGGGGGAGTCCTCGCAAAAAGGCAGCAATCGGTCTTGAACACGAAACCAGTAAATACAAACCAACCAACAAGGAGGTAATATGAGCATAGCAAAAAAGAAAATAACCAAACAACAATCCGCACCTAGTGCGCGGACGGCAACACCACACCTATCGTGTAAAGCGGTAGGAATAAACAAGGGGAAACTAGAAGCCCTACATCGCCTAATTGAGGAAAGGAAAGTCATTGAAGACGGCTTCAAGTCCGACCCGACCAAGAAGGCTCTGCTAGAACAAGCGCGCGATGCGATATTCAGCAACCGATCGGGGTCGTTTTACGTCGACCTTAACGATGGCAAGTCGCTTCTGGTGAAACCCAATTCTCGCAGATATGCACTGACGGAAGATCATGCGGAAAAGATCGAGGACATCATTGAAACCGCGGGATATGATGCGGGCGATTACTACCACGAGAGTCAAGCCATCACTATGGATGCCGACTCCATCTATGGGCGTGTGTCAGAGGAGGGATATGGAAAGTTCCAGTCCGATCTCGCCGAGTTTATGGCGGATAGGGGATTGGGTGATTGCTGGGAGATGACCTCCTCGATTATCGCCAAGCCAGACTTCCCAGTCGCCCGACACGGCCTGCCCGTTGATGTGAATATGGCGATAGAGAAAGTGAAGCCAATGCCGATAGGCGTGGAAGCCAAGAGGAGCATATGACCGCAGTGAGTCATAATCATCATGGCCTCGCGATTCCATACTACCCGATGCGACCACGCTCAGGCGCGTTCCTCACGCAAGTTTGCAAGAGGTGCATATATCGCCCGAAAGTTGATGGAGACCGTGTGTTTCTTGATCTCGACAGCAAAACCGCATGGAATAGCCACGGTGACGCCTACTCGAAAGCGAAGCATGTTCCTTGGGATGATCTTGGATCGCTGTATGACGAGATACACCCTACCGTTAGGGACGTTCCTCGCTATGCGGATATAGAGCTTCTCGTGAAGCATAAGGTACGGAAGAATCAAGCCGTCCTACTTGATCTCCCCGAGCGTGACTTCACGTTTGAGGAGTTCATGCTGTTGCTCGACGAAAAGTATCCGATCCGAT